AAGCTCATTCGCGCGGCGGCGTTCCAGCCCGGTGACGCGCACGCCGTTCACAAACACCCAGCGCGGCAGTTGTTCGCAGGCTTTTCGCCATTCGCCCTTGTTGATGAAAAACGCCAGGGTGGATTTACACGCCGCCGTCACGCCGACGTTGAACGCAAAGGACGCAAAGGCGTCATAAACCGGCTGCGGCATGTCGATCGGCATACATCGCGCAATGCCTTGCTCCACCCGCATCACATCTTCCACCAGATTCACGGCGACCTGACGTTCGCTGATTTGCGTCTGCGGCTTCACGCCCGCCGTGTGCCCGATGCCGTTTGTCCAGACGCCCGCGCTGCACTGGTACGCCGACAGGCGGCAGCCTTCAAAATCAGCGATAAGTGCCAGACCGGCGGCGGACGTTTTCAACGTCGGCGTTTGCGGCAGCATTGCGGCAATCGCCAGGACAGCGGCGACGGCGCAGCGTCTAACGATTGATGGCTGCATTGATTTCTCCACTGATGCCCATTGCTTTCAACAGGCGATAGGTTTTGCGCCGGTAGTACCAGTTCACCAGGAAGGTAGCGACGCCGACGGCGGCACCCACCAAAAAGGCGATATCCTGATAAGACATGCCCCCCAGCCAGGCCAGAAAGACGGCGACGCAGTAACAAATAAACGAGGTGATGCGCTCCATGGTCATCAGTCCCAAAGTGAGACGGTTTCACTGACTGCGGCTTGGGTTATGTCCGGCAGCTCCACCGCGTAGCCATGGGGCAATATTGCCCCGGCGGCAGCTAACCCCACGTTAGCCGCGTAAACCTGCTCAACCACCGATTCGGTGCGCCCGTAGTAACGCCAGCAGAGCGAATCCACGGTGTCGCCCTGTTCGGCAATGACTTTCATCAGAGCAGCCCGATGATGCAGTGAGACACACCGGCGACGTCGCTGATCGCATTTCTACCGTCACGCCATAAATCATCAACGGTGCTTTCGACGATCACGGCCTTTTTACTGCCCGCGTCGGTGGTGTCGCTGTTCGGGTAACGCTCTGCCAGATATGCGGCGGCAATGGACGCCACGGCGCGCTGATAGGCACCGACCTTCACGCTTTCATCGTCAATCTGATCGGCGGGCACGTCTTCCAGCGTCTTAAATCCCTGGGACTTTTGCGCTTCGCGATAGCTGTACAGCTCGGCGTTAACTTCTGTCATGGCAAACTTTGCGGCGGCACGCAGACGCTTAGCGGTGACGGTGCCCTCCAGGCGCAGCGTGTCGCGCAGCTCAACCGGCTCGACATCAGGCCAAAAATGGGTGTTCTTAATCGCGGGTTCCGTCGCGGCGTCCGGCTTTGGTGCAGGTATGACAAGAGACGACATAGTGACCTCTGAATAGGTGGACGGTGGACGCCAGCGTTGAACAAGGTCACTGACCTGTCGCGGCTGGCGTGCCGTCCGGCGCGGGGCGCGTTCTGTTTAGCCGTTGGCTGCCTTTTTGATGGCTGATTCCAACCGCTCAATATCTTTTTTGACGCCGCAGTTAGCATTCAACTGAAAAGCCCGTTTCAGATGTTCCAGGGCAAGCGTGGGTTTCTCTGTTTCGCGGTATACATAGCCGGTGATTTTGTGCAGCTTTGCCCGCACCTGATCCGGCATGTCCTGGCTTTCTGTCAGTTCCATGGTGGTCATCAGCACGTCGAGGCTGACCGGCTCACCGGCGGTATAGGCGCGGGTGCTCATGTCGGCGATTTCCTCAACCACCGCATAAGCAGCCGGACGGGAACCGAACGGCATAGAAAGCTTGTATTTCAGCGCGTAGCGGGCGATTTCAAGCGCACCGGCATAATCACCGGCGTCAATACGCCAGATCATGACGGTCATCAGGATGGCATCCTGTGCGCCTTTACCTTCGGACAGCACGCCATCAACCCACGGCACGTAATCGGGCAGCATGGAGCGTTTCAGCTCCGCTTTCTTTTCGGTGCTGTGCGTCTTTTTCAGGGTCTTCATGTCTGCGTTTAGCTTTTGCAGCAGCAATTCATAGCCGGTGGAATGACGCAGCAGGCGGGGATCCTGCTGCGCGGCCTGAATAGCTGACTGCCGCAGCAGGTGCTGACGGGCAGGGCTGGTCATGGCTTATTCCTTCGGTTCTTCGGTTTCGGTTGCTTTACCGGAAGCGGCGTTGATTGCGCCAACCAGTGCCGCAGTCAGTTCGCTGAAATCGGCTTTTTCAGGCGCGGTTTCAACAACTGGGACAATCTCGATATTTTCAATCAGACAGCCACAGCCGTAATCTTCCACCACGTAATCCTCGTTAATGGATTCGTAGTTTTCGATGCGGTCACGCTTCGGCACTTCCTCAATGTGACGGCGATGCGTACCGTCCTGCCAGTAAATCGACAAGTTATCCAGGCGGGTGATAAGCATGGCGTTAGCCGGGAAGCCTGGCACGCGGACAGCAGGCAAATTGCCGATGCGTTTCTGGCTGACAATCAGGTCAGCGGCCAGCGTTTCGGTGTTCGCCTGGTTTTTATTGACTAGCGGGAAATACTTATCTGCCATCAGCTTGCGACCACAGATCACCACCAGGTCGGTGTCGTCCTGATAAACGGGGTCGATCAGTTCGTTGACGGTATCAAACACCACCGCATCCAGATTCTGATAGGTATTGTCGCCGCCGACCTTGACCGGCGCAGCCGTAGTTTTGCCGTCCGCGTCGGTTTTGCTACCCAGTACGCGCTGCGGGGAATTGAGGCGATATTTCTGCAACCAGCCCACGCCAACGTCTTGCAGCAGCGGATTTTGTACGCGGTTAGACGTCGGTGCGCGTGCAACGCCGTTGAAGCCGACCAGGATACGATCCAACGCCTGACGCTTAATAATCGCGTCACGCAGGCGGGTCTGGAAATCGTTGTAACGCGCCCACAAATCCAGTTTGTTATACATCCAGTGAAAATCGTAGTTGGTCTTAGTGCAGTGGTACTGTTCCTGATCCAGCTTGGTGAAATCTGCGGTTTCACGTTCGTCACCGCCGTCGGTATTGGCCGTGCTGGCAATCGTGCCGGTCACGCCAACGCCCACTTTCGCCCCCATCATTTCGTCCACCGGAATGATGTTGATACGGGTTAGGAACTCTGATGATTCTTGTAAGCGGGTCATCAGCGTCTGCGTGACGGACGGCTCAACGTTAAATTTCTTATTTAGCGAATCGGTATCAACGTTGTTGAGTTTCGCCAACTGGGACAGGAACGCATTAAATTTAAAGCGCGTTTCTTTTTTCATGACCAATTTCCTATTAATGAATTCAAGTGTGATGGATTACGGGATCAGCAGTCGGTGACCGTTTCGTCAACGCCTGCGCCGCCGGTTGCCTGCGGACGTTTACCAAAGGTATGCGCAGGTTCCTTCTCCAGCTTGCCTTTCAACTCGGTGAATTCTTTGTGATCGGCAGCGGTGGTTTTCTCCAGTTCACCCAAACGTTTCACCAGGCCGGACAGTTTGGTGTCCTGCTGTTCCAGACCGGCCTGCACGTGTTCGGCGACCTGAGCCACGGCGTCATGCACGTCATTAAAACGGGCATCATCTGAGGCGGACTTGCGGGAAAAAGCTTGTTTAACGCGATCAACAAGCGAGGGGCGGTTTTCGATTTCTTCAAACTCAAACACCGTTTCTTGGGCGGCGGTAAAGAGGTTTTCCGCACTTTGCTTACGGCCTGCGAGCGGGTTTTGATTCGCTTTCGCACTGAATTGCAGGTACTCCGTGCCCAGACTGGCGGGGCTGTCAGTCACGGCCAGGCCGATCAGGTAGGCTTTGCCGGTATCGGAAAAGGAGGGGTTCACTTCGATGGAGGTGTATACCTTCTGGCGGGCTTTCACCATTGACACCAACTCAGGCGTTGGATCGATATCGGCATACAGTGCCAGCTTGCCTTTCAGCGCGCCGTCGGCAATTTCTTCGGCATAGACTCCGGTCACATCGCCGTACATACGGAATGGGCTATCAGGTAAGTAACCCTTGATGTGCTCCATGTTGATGCGTGCGCCGTAAACCTTCGGGTCATAGGTCGCGGCCATCTGTTCGATCCAGCTGCGGGTAATTTCGCGGCCGTCGGTTGTTGCCCCTTCGGTACAGATACGAAAGCGCTTTGCTTTTGCTGCCATTTGTCGGACTCCAGTCGGTGTGTGCTTCTGAGAAATCTAAGTTTCCCGACACACGCCCGACACCGCCAGCCGATGCGGGTTGATGCTCGATGGCACAACGTGGGCAGCGCGAAAAGCCGCAGGGCAGGCGGTAACGTGGCGGCATGAATACATCAAACTCCACTATCATCAGCGACCCGCGCCGACAGGCGGCACTGCTTTACTGGCAGGGTTTTTCTGTGCGGCAAATTGGGGAAATGTTGAGCCAAAAAACGCCAACCGTGCAGAGCTGGAAAACGCGCGATAAATGGGAGGACATCGCCCCAATTTCGCGCGTTGAAACCAGCATGGAAGCCCGGTTGATCCAGCTCGTTATGAAGGACGTTAAAGAGGGGAAAGATTACAAAGAAATTGACCTGTTAGGCCGCCAGATTGAACGCCTGGCAAGGGTAAACCGGTACAGCATGACCGGCAGTGAGGCAGACTTAAATCCTAACGTTGCTAACCGCAACAAGGGGGAGCGCAAAGCGCCTGAGAAAAACGTGGTCAGTGATGCCGCCATTGAAAAGCTTAGCGATATTTTTATCAGTGAGTCTTTCGAATATCAGCGCGGGTGGCACCGCGCCGGACTCCAGCACCGGATCCGCAACATCCTCAAATCTCGCCAAATCGGGGCAACGTTCTATTTTGCCCGAGAGGCGTTTATTGATGCACTGACCACCGGCCGCAATCAGATTTTCCTGTCGGCCAGTAAGGCGCAGGCGCACGTCTTTAAAAACTACATTATCGACTTTGCCCGCCAGGTGGACGTCGATTTAAAAGGCGACCCGATTGTGCTGCCGAACGGTGCGCGCCTGATTTTCCTCGGTACCAACGTTCGCACCGCGCAAAGCTACACCGGGAATCTGTACCTGGACGAATATTTCTGGATCCCGAAATTCCAGGAACTGCGCAAAGTGGCTTCCGGCATGTCGCTGCATAAAAAATGGCGGAGCACCTATTTTTCTACGCCGTCCAGCCTGGCACACAGCGCCTATCCGTTTTGGTCAGGTGAGCTGTTCAACAAAGGGCGCCGCAATAAGTCCGACAGGATTGACCTGGATTTAACCCATGCGCACCTGTCGAAAGGCTCGCTGTGCGATGACGGCCAGTGGCGGCAGATTGTCACGGTAGAGGATGCACTGGACGGCGGCTGTAACCTGTTCGACTTGGATCAGCTGCAACTGGAATACAGCCCCGCCGAGTTCGACAACCTGCTGATGTGTGAATTTGTTGACGACCAGGCGTCGGTGTTCCCGTTCTCTGAATTACAGGGCTGCATGGTGGATAGCCTGGAGGAATGGGAGGATTTCGACCCGTACCTGGTTCGCCCGTTTGCTTATCGCCCCGTCTGGATCGGTTATGACCCGTCGCACACCGGCGACAGCGCAGGCTGCGCGGTGATCGCACCGCCCTCCGTGCCTGGGGGGAAATTTCGCGTGCTGGAACGTCACCAGTGGAAAGGAATGGATTTTGCCGCGCAGGCCAAAAGTATCGAAGACCTGACAAAGCGGTTTGTCGTGGAATACATCGGCATTGATGCCACCGGCATCGGGCAAGGCGTGTTCCAGCTTGTTCAGCAGTTCTTTCCTGCTGCCAGAGAAATCAGCTACAGCCCCGAAGTTAAAACCGGCCTGGTATTGAAAGCAAAAGACACTATCAACTCAGGCCGCCTGGAGTACGACACCGGCCACACCGATATCACCGCCTCGTTTATGGCAATCCGTAAAACCATGACCGCCAGCGGAAGCCGCGCGACCTACGTCGCCAGCCGCAGTGAAGAAGCCAGCCACGCAGACGTCGCGTGGGCAATCATGCACGCACTCGTCAACGAACCGCTGACCGCTGCCAATGGCGGGCAAAGTCCTAACATCCTGGAGTTTTATTAATGAGTAAGCGCAGACCTCGTAAAACAACGCAAACGCTGGCAGCGCCTGCACAGCAAGGAACGGAAGTATTCAGCTTTGGTGATCCGACGCCAGTGCTCGACCGTCGCGAAATTCTGGATTACCTGGAATGTACCGGCAATGGGCGTTGGTATGAGCCGCCTATCAGCTTTGATGGACTGGCTCGCAGCGTTCGCGCAGCGGTACACCACAGCAGCCCGATGTATGTTAAGCGCAACATTCTCGCGTCAACGTTTACCGGGCACCCGCTGCTATCGCAGCAGGAGTTCAGTCGCTTTGCACTGGACTTTTTGGTGTTTGGGAATGCGTATCTTGAGCAGATTGATAACCAGTTGAAGGAGCCGCTGCACTTTAAAGCCAGCCCCTCTAAATACACCCGTCGCGGCGTAGAGTCTGATGCTTACTGGTTTGTGCAGCCCGGACTGGACGCGCACCAGTTTGCACCTGGCAAGGTGTTTCATCTGATCGAACCGGATATTAATCAAGAGTTGTACGGCCTGCCGGAATACCTCAGCGCATTAAACTCCGCCTGGCTAAACGAGGCGGCGACGCTGTTCCGCCGTAAGTACTATCAGAACGGCGCGCACGCTGGCTATATTCTGTATATGACAGACGCTTCTCAATCCAGCACCGACGTCGATAAAATGCGGCAGGCCATGAGAGACAGCAAAGGCTTAGGTAACTTCCGAAACCTATTTATGTATGCGCCGAACGGAAAGAAAGACGGGATCCAGATTTTGCCGCTGAGTGAAGTCGCTACAAAAGATGATTTTTTCAACATCAAGAAATCAAGCCGCGATGACCTGCTGAGTGCGCACCGCGTACCGCCGCAGATGATGGGCATCATCCCTGATAATGCGGGCGGGTTCGGCGACGTAGAAAAGGCGGCAAGCGTCTTTGTCCGTAACGAGTTAACGCCATTGCAGGAACGGATGAAAGAATTTAATGACTGGTTCGGGGAAGAGGTGATCACCTTCAAACCCTATACACTCACTTAATTTCAAAACAGTTTTTCATGCCCCGCCAGTCGGGGCTGTATTTTGGCCGTTCCATCCGTGCGTTAACCTCCTCCCACTCCCGCGAATGCTCCTCATAGCCATAGCTCAAGGCGGCATCAGCGGTATCAAAGAGCCGTTCAGGTTTTTGATACCAGCCCCGCTTCGGTTCATGCCGCAGAATTTCAAAACCATTTTCAGCCGGTCTTATGAGGTAGGTATAGCCGCTGTAAAATTCCTGGTCTGAAAACCGAGGGATAGACTCGCCTGGATCCAGGAAAATAAAAAGGGTTCCTATTCTGACTGTTCGCATCATTCACCTCACATCAAACCTAATAGCCTGTGCGGCATTCTGAGAGCATCAAAATATGGATGCGCTCTTACGTGGTTTTTCTTAAAAAATCCCCCAGCGTGCCGCAGGCGATGCCATTTTTCTGGATCCAAATGCCTCCGCGCGCAATGCTATCCCCGCCTCGCCTGCCCGCTTTATAGGTCGCTTTTAATGCAGTTGCACGATCCACTCGGATCCTTGCCAGTACTGGCGGGACACGCTTTTTTTTAGGGGATAAGCGCCATGCAAAACAATGCACGTTATGCATGCATTACACCCCGATATGGCACCTAAGAGATTAGATATTAATCTTCAACATCAGAAATGGTCTCGCAGAGCGTGATTTTCTCTTGTTCGCCTTCTTCTAAAACGCGATCAGCAAGCTCAGAAATCATCTCCATAATCATGTGGAGTTCACCGGTTTTGCATTGTGCATCGCGCGAGATATCAGCCATAAGCCGGATTTTTATCAAAGCAATCTTTAGCTTATGCGAGGAATCCATTACTCACTCCTGATTCATAAGTACTGTGTATGTATACAGTACTATAGGTGTTTGCAGTCATAATTTCCATAATATTCTGCAAGTTATTAAATTTTATGTGGATCTTACAGAACAGTGTAAAAGCACCTGTTACAGATTTCGCATGGACGATTTCTTGTGAGATATTGTGCGTATCCCATAACTGATACTTCTGGAGCTCATAATGGTTTTTGGTCGGACGATGCGTGATACGCTTACCCTAATTAAGCAAGATGGTAGTCGACAAGAAGGTATAAAGGGTAATGTACAAAAAAACAGAATCTACATTCACAATGGAGATATTTCCATTGAAGAAGGTGATGAGATAGTACGTACCATGCCAGGTGGCAAGGATGAAGAATATATTGTAGTTGAACCAGGTTTTCATCATCGCTTAGGGGGTATTCCCGCCGGTTATCAGATGGATGTAAAGCGAAAATCATCTTTTGCTAATTCTACAGAGAAAAACCAACCGCAAAGCGTTACAAATACGTATAACCTGTTTGGAAATAATAGCCGTGTTAATCATCAATCAACTGATAATTCATATAATTACACTGGAAGCACTGAAAATCTCAAAGAAATTCTTGAGATTATTGATGCTGCGCGGGAGCAAATCAAATCATCTGAAATCGATAAAAGTGATTTTCAAACCGCAAATCAAAGCTTAGAAATTATAGAAAGCCAACTAAAAACATCAGAACCATCAAAACCTATCATTAAAACTCTACTTAGTGCCTTGCCTGATGTTGTTAAAGTGGTACCGGCGGTTGTCGAACTTATACAATATTTTCAGTAATAAATTATCTCATAAAGCTACTTACGATCACGCAAGTAGCTTTATACAAATTCACAACGAGTTTTAAATTAGATGTTTAAATATGGAAAATTTAAAATGTTAAATGATTTTTTCAAAAAAGAAGCATTCATTGTTGGATTTATAACCGTGTTTATGTACACGTCAGTATATTTTTTTGAGCGTGGCTCAGCCGTAGCTCTTCACATTCCGTTAGATTTGATAACTATTAGTTTACCCACAATAATAAATGATTACATTCATTTCTTTTTGTTTATTTTCCCAATTGTAGCGATTACGTTTATTGTATTTAAGTTCCTATGTACTAAAGAGTCGAGTAGAAGTAGATATTTGTCTGCATTTTTTTCAGGATTTGTCTATGCTTTCTCTTTGTTAAGGTATTTAGAATTTGGTTTCACCACTATTATAATGTCATTGTTTTTAGGTGGAATGTATTTTGTCTTACTATGTTTAATTCTTGATCATCATTCAATAGTTTTGAATGATGATGAGCGTTGTACAGAAAAAGAAACAAACGAGGATGAAAATTTCAATTCAGGTTTAAATAAATATTATAATAACTTTGTTAACTTAGGCCTAATGATATTCCTTATGGCTAGTACTTTTCTGCTAATTGGTAGGGATAGTATTAATAGTGATAAATTTGATTCATTTTCATTAGGTGGGAGCAAATATGCTATCGTTAAAATATATGGAGATAACGTTTTTACTTGGCAGGTGGTAGATGGAAATTTAAAAAAAGAGTTAACATATTTTAGAGTTAAGGATTTGAATGGAGTTACACTATCTATTTATTCTAATGTTAAGTAATTTTTTTTAAAAAATTTGGCAATTTAAAGTCAGCACTTGTTATTCAAACTCAGCCCAATCCGGTAGAGCTTCAAAACTCATAACCAGATCACCAAAGCTGACTTTAGCCCCACGGCTCAGCGCTTCCAGTTCCCAGCGTTCCGCAGAGATGTTGTGTTTCATCAATTCGCGTTCGATTTCCGGCAAGCGCGCCCGTTCTTCTGACGTCAATCTCGCCGACGGGGCAACATTACGTCCTTTGGACGGGTCAAAACTGCGCTGAGCCTTGCTGACCCTTGGAGTTTCCTCGCGTATACGTGCCACAATCGCCCTCACGGCGGCTGTGTCTGTCCAGTCAATTACCGGTTGGTTGGCAGAAATGATCGCTGTGGCGTCGCTCCCAGCCTGACGATTATGCCCATTTGCGGCAGCTTTCTTTCCACCTAACCCACAGTTATTGACAGGACTCCGAGGCGCGCCGGAGGCGCTTTTTAAAGTCAAAACCTCAACGTCAACGGCAGAAGAAACGATGCGCCATTGTGTTGTACGGGTTTCGTAAACATGAGAATCGCCAAGGTGAGGCGCGAAAATGCCAACTACCTTTTTCACTTCTTCATCGTAGGCGTTCAGCTCCGCAGCTACGCGGCGAGCTACACGCACGGTCTGTTCGTCGCGGGGAATATTTGCGCCGCCCTGAGCCGTCATGTACGCCATAAAGTCACCGACATCAGCAGCAGCGCGAACTGCCTCCACTTCTTCATCAAAGGTTTCAGTCAGACTGATTGAGCGGATGCGGCGGCACTCACGGTAGGAACCCATGGTAGGCAGGCCGATAGGGTGAAACTGAGGGATCCGCCAGGTAGCAGCCCAGGCAGTAACAGCAGCAGCGGCGTCTGTCAGCAGCTCGCCGGTTTCATGGTCGCGCTCGCCTTCCAGAGCGTAACCATCGATATTTTTTGCGATGTATTTGGCAATGTATCCCGCAGCACCGCCACGGTTTAAATGTTTGCAGTCAAAGCGATTTTTTGCCGCGCCGCGTTCGTCGCCGTCCTCTCTCATGGCGTATTTGCGCATGATATCGATCACCGGCTGACGCATGGCGGGCTTAGTGAATAACATCATGTGCCAGTGCGGGGTCGCGTCGTGGTGTGGTTCCACCACCCGCATCCCGTAGACAGACAGATCGTTATCTTTAAAAGCGGTGCGCATTTTGCTCCAGATCCCGCACAGGTATCGCTGCGCATCTTTCGGGGTGTAAGCATTTTCGTCCCAGGCGTGATTCCGCTGGACACGCTTTTTATCACCCTTGCCCACGATACGAGTCGGGTGATATTTGGAGGGGGTGGTAATAGTGAGGAACATCCCTACGTCACCATTTGCAGCGGCGTATTTCTCGGTGCCGGCGATCGTACTCATCAACTCCATGCGGCGGATTTCAGGGTTTGAAATACTCGCCATCACCTTGTCGATCAGGCTGATGCGCTCGCCGGTTTCAATGTTTTCAAGGTCGCAGTTTTTGAGGTAGTCGAGATTCGACAGACGGCGTGCGCGCACCTCACGGATGGCCTGTTTACTGGCGTACGGGGAAGCGTCGCGGTTTACCTTACCGATTGCGATCAGCAAAGATTCACGCCAGCGGGTGCGCTGGCCTTTCAACTGACCTAACCACCAATCAGGATTAACCAGGCGCGACATACCGGCGATGGCTGAAACTGTATCTAATTTACCTTTGCAGTATTTCTTCCAGTACAACGGCGTGACGTTGAAAGCGCGGGACATGCCAGCAATATCGCAGTACAAACCGCGCTGAGTTTTAAGCTCAAAAAGAATGGCGTTGTCACCGTCATTTTCAGCAAGCAACTGATCGCACCGTTCTTCATAGATTTCCTTGAGCTGACCGGCGATGTCCTGAGCGAACCGGCGCAGTGGCTTATCGCTCATGCTCGGCAGGCGGTGATAAGTATCAGCTTCAGACAGGAATTTCATAGAGGAATTTACATTCATCGCGTGAGCCGCATTCACGGCTTCAACGCGCGGCAGAATGCTGCGGCCAAGGGTATAAACCAGGTATTTATTCGCGGCGTGGATGCCCTGAGTTTTCAGCAGGTGCTTATGGCGGCCAGTGAAGATTTCCTGCAGATCGGTTGAAAGGGTTTTTAGTTTGATTAAAACAGCTTGCCCCTGATCGTACTCGTCACGGGTAAGCGGTCTTTCCAGGCCAGAAACGGCCTGGCGTGGTTTGTTCCAGGGAAACGCCCAGGCTTTGGGCGTTTCAATTTGCGGAGGGATAGGTATAAACCGCATCACATACCATCTTTGATATCGGAAACCAAAAAGCCAGCGTTCACAACAGCGAGCGCAAAGAAAGCCACCGTGAAAATCATCATTTGTTGCCCCGATAATGTTTGGCGTTGATTTCTGCCGCCGCTTTGCAGTACACGCAAAGCTCAACACCAGGCAGAGCTGCGCGGCGTTCTTCGGGGATAGGTTGATCACAAGAGGTGCAAAACATTGCAGATGTGCCCGCTACATTTGTGCGGGCGGCTTGAATTTGAGACGCCAGGATCAGGTCTGCGCGTTCTTGGGCTGTATCGATTACATCAGCCATTTGAGACCTCCGGACGAGCCACTTTGACCAACGCAGCAAATACCAGATCAGCAGCGCGGTTGTATTCACGGCGCATGGTTAAGGCATCACTAATCTTTTTCGCCCAAAGAGCACGGGATACGCAGCGGCTCACAAAGTCGTTAGCGAGTGCAATCTGGTACTGGTAGACGGCAAGCGTGCTGCAATACTGCTTACGGGTTTCTTTATCCGTCTTAATTTCAGCCAGAATCAGATCACCGTTCTTTTTAGGGATGATGGTGAACGCCAGATCGATATCAATGCGTTTTGCGATTGCCTCAGCCATTTCCTGTGTTGCTTCTTCATGCTTCATCATTAGTGAAAATCTCCCGCTTCGTTTTGGATACGAGTCGCTTCGACGCGTAAGGCTTCGGCGGCCTCGATGCCGTTCATTTCCTGCTGAATGATGAAACAGGCGATAGCTTCCAGGCGTGAGGCGAATACTTTGGCACGGTTGCCGCGCTCGTCATTACGGGCGGCATTGAGCATTAAGGTCAGGGTGGCGGTGGAATCACCTTCAGCTGAGGCCATGTCAAAACCAACGACAGGCGAACCAGCAAAACCGTGTTGGGATTTATTAATCATTTCTTTCATGTATAAAACTCCTGTTTTTAGGCAAAAGAATGCCCGGCGGGTTTACGCCTGTTAATTTGAATTCGGGTTAGTGATTAATATTTATCTTGCAATCATCTTCACTGATAAATTTCGGCAGTGATTCTGTTAAACCAATTAAAGAATTCAGCGCCGCAACCACTTGATGCCTTTCCGTCGGCGTTAATTCTGCAAACTTCATCTCGACATGGCGATTTTTAAGGCCAGCGTGAAAGCAGATTGTTTTGCGCATATGCAGCGGCTGATTATCAAATGTTTCCTGCGCTACATTCTTTTTGTGTTCTAACATCTCTTTAATTTTAGAAAGATGCTTTTTACCTATTTGAATATGTTCTGCGTTTCCTAAAAACATAATCACCTCAACGAAACAGGCGCTTTAAAAGCGGCTTTGTATTTCTCACAGCCTGTGGGGCAGTGGCATTTGTTATGGAAGGACTCCAACGCTTTCCGCCTGGCAACTCGATACAACCATGACTGAAATGACGTGAAGGACTTTGCTGCTTTAAAAATGGAGCAATTGAGATCGCCATAATCACATCATCCCGTTTGTGGCAACGCTGGCGACAGCGCCGACGGCAGAGGCCAGCACCGGCGAACCTTCGACACGCCCCTGAATAGCCAAACCGATTAGTGAAAGGTGGCGGATCCCGGCATTCACACTTTCCATAATTGCGTTTTTGGCCTGACGTGTGTGGCGTTCTTTAGATACTGCGCCCGCAGCTACTGAACCAAGAGCCGCAGTTGCATGGAGCGTATAGGCCGCAATGTTGTCCTCCGCCAACTCATTAACCGGCACCGCTGGCATACATTGCAATTGAGCCAGCAGACCATCGATCAACGTAGGGTCTTCTGTTAAATCTGTAAGAATCAAAAGTTCCTGACAGCTTAAATTGTGTTGCTGTTCTGGATTTAGTTTGTTTCTAAGTACCTGTGAGCCAATGCCCATTTCTTTAGCAAGTTCTGCAACGTTATGTTTTCTAACGAATGCTGTACATGCGATGTCAAAATGAGGTTGTTTAGATACGCGATAATCAAACATGACAATCTCCTGCAATTCTTGAATACTCAAGATTAACTAAACGCATCATTAACGAATGTACTTACAATCCTTTGCTTGCTGATGTTGCTTAGCACGCCAGGCTGTCATGTTGATCAGAGTGCGTGATTTTGTGACCGCGCTCTTTTTGGTTGAGCGGGTTTTTGATGTGTCTTTGGTCGGGGCTGCTAACAGAATACCGTCTTCAAGCCATTGCCAGACAAGGCGCTCACTGATTCCCACGGAAGTTGCGAAGTCGCGGACAGTTACAGATTCAGCGGTATTGATACCAACAGAACGAGCTAGGTTAGGCAGTAAAGCTTCTACTAATGCAGGAACTAACAATGAAACTAACTGGTTCAGCTGTGGAACTGATGATGGAATTTCTTGTAGTTGAACGGGTGACTGCGTTGCAATTTGCTGTGCCATATCGCATTATCTCCGGTTAAGTGTGTTTTTAGTGCAGTGTTGTGCATCTTGGTCGATGAACGACACTTTAAAACACATTGTGTGATGTTGTAAACATTCATTCTGTGTGTTTTAGGGCGGTATATGAAAGAAAACCTCGATAGCTCAAGCGCGATTATTGAAAGAATGCTTATTTCTTATGGGGTTAAGACTCAAAAGGAATTGGCTGAAAAATTAGAAATACCTGCGAATGCTGTAAGTAACTGGCAGCAACGAGGTAGCGTTCCTGGTAAATCAATCATTGATTGCGCCATAACAACGGGCGTGGATCTCAATTGGCTGGTGAATGGGAATCTTGCAGGTGCAAGAAATTTGGTGAGGGATAGCCAGGGTCTGCGTGGCAGTGAACTACGTGAAAACCTTTTAAAAGCATCTGGTGGCAAAGAGCTTATTCGGCGAATAATGGACGCCTATGGTTTTAAAACTCAGACAGAACTCGGTGATTATTTCCACCTTTCATCAGGAACCATCAGTACCTGGATACGGCGAGATTTTTTCCCTGGTGAGGTAGTTATCACTTGTGCCCTAGATACTGGAGTCCCACTGTATTGGTTGGCGACAGGTCAATCGTCACCGAAACCTCAGCAGCAGATAGAGGTTTCGGTAAGCCATGCACCAGAAACACCGTCAGCGCAGAGTATTAATAAATATCAGTTAACTGCCGGTCAGTTGAAAGCCTCCGGAACCGTGAGCACGGCATCATCCATGCTGCCACCCGGCATAAGTTCGCCAGCATTTATTTTTTCAGGCCGTTATATTTGGCTCGCGGACTTGGCTGTTAATAACATCGCCAATGGTAAATGGCTTATAGATTTAGATGGAAATATCGATGTTTATAATATTTCTCGTTTACCTGGTAATAAATTAAAAGTTAAAAATGAGTCAACAGAATTTCAGTGCTTATCCAATGAGTTAAAAGCCATTGGGTTGATCGCTACTACTACAGAAATACATTTTTAAGGAATCTTCATGAAAAGGACAATAGTTGCATTAATGGCACTATCATCATTTGGAACGTTTGCGAAATCAGCGAACTTAACAGAATTACAGAAATCTCTAAATGATATGCAACCTATATCTATAAGTGATGACCGTGGCATCATTACAGTTGTATTAAATGAAGCCTCAATAACGCCTGATATATATGATAATGCAATCTTGGGTGTGTGCTCTCCGGCCTGGATGAATAGCAATAATTCCGCATATTTAAAAAATACGAAGGAAGTACACATTCTGAATAAGTTTAGCTATTCGGGATATGCTTTCGAATCTCCTCGTACAACATGCGATGAAGCTGGAAAGCTTCAACCGGATGAATCCAAAGTAACTCTTTTGTCCAAAACCCGCTTGTATACTAATAAATAACAACACGTCCAAAACCGCTGATTATATTGAAAGCCTTTTAATGCGGGCTTTCAATAGTAAAAGACACGCATCAGATGTGTTCCTGGCTTCCTCAGATGGTAAACAGAAATGACTGTAAGAAAACTCCCCTCAGGATTATGGCTTGTTGAATGTTATCCGAACGGACGCGATAAAAAGCGCCTGCGCAAGACTTTTGCCACAAAGGGAGAGGCCGTAGCTTTTGAAACTTACACTCTGGAAGAAGCCAAGAATAAGCCGTGGCTCGGTGAGAAGGCGGATCGGCGTAAGCTCAGTGAACTAATTGAGCTTTGGGATAAGCTTCACGGTCAGACGCTTTCTGCTGGCAAGTCTCGCATGGGGAAGTTACATATTATTTGTAACGGTCTTAAGGATCCAATTGCCTCACAGGTAACAGCTAAAGATTGGTCAACATATCGAGGTAAGCGCCTGCGGGGAGAAATCAGCAATGGTTATCATGAGAATCCAGAGAAATGGATTGCCAAACCGATAACAGTGAATAGAGAGCAACAGTATCTTGATGCTATGTTCAACGAGCTAAAGCGATTGGGTGAATGGTCGCTTCCGAATCCGCTGGATGGTGTGCGAACGTTTAAAGAAGAAGAAAAGGAAATGTCCTGGCTCACAGACGCGCAGATCAAGGAACTGATTGCAGCATGTGAACGCTATGGAAAAGAAAACCTAACTTGTATTGTCAAGATTTGCTTAGCAACAGGAGCGCGCTGGAGTGAGGCCGAAGGGCTGAGTCGTTCTCAGTTGTCACCGAATAAACTGACGTTTTTCAAAACCAAGGGTAAGAAAAACCGAACCGTCCCGATAGCAGACTGGCTGTATGATGAACTAAAAGTGATGCAGGGTAAGATGTTCAAACCATGCTATCAAGAGTTTAAAAAGGCGTTAGCCCTTACAGATATCGAACTACCAGAAGGGCAAAAAACGCATGTCTTACGACACACTTTTGCATCTCATTTCATGATGAACGGCGGCAATATATTGGTGCTTCAGCGCATACTCGGTCATGCCAATATTCGTGAAACAATGCGCTATGCACACTTTGCTCCAGACCACCTGGAAGAGGCGATAAACTTGAATCCGTTAGCTTTCAAAAATGGCGGCAAAGTGGCGGCGGAGGTTGCATAACACTGCATTTCATTGCGTTAAGTATTGATTTAACTTACTGAATAATAATAAAAAGCTATGTAATTCAATATGTCGCCTTAAAAGCGTCTTAACTAAGGTATCGCTAACGCGACATCTACTAGTTAATATAGAACAAGGGGTTAGCCATCGGCTAACCCCTTTTTTTGCATCAGTGACGACAAATTGACTATGCCGCAGATGGCTGGTTTCCGCCGGGTTTAGAGATAACCCTGGCGACGGACTCATGTGTGGCAAACGTGCAACTGCACTGAATATTCTGACACTGATGATACCGTTCTTTGGTTGATTCACTCAGATAACGGCTTGAACGTGTGTGGGCAACTTTTCCACAAAGCGGGCAATGCATCATAAAAACCTCCGGCATGACAGTTAGGCGATGAGGTGATTATGAATCTATTAACTTGCAAAAGCAAGTTTATAATGCCGATGTGGATGACTGATAAGTAATATCCGCGGTGTAAACCTTCAAATTCAAGGTGGTGGTGAATCCTTTCTCATTGAGATTATGCACGACAGAGTTAATCACCCACCGCTGGCGGTCTATGACATCCTTGAAACCCTGCACGGTCACCGGCATTTGTGCGCTGAGATCGGCGCGCCCCAGCGCCAGTTTTATGCTGAAAGTTGAAGATTCTGTCTGGATTCGATTGAAGACAGAATCCGCTGCACGCCTGGCAGATTGTTCATCGGGATACAGGGTCGTCAGCAGCAGAACTTTATTACCTGACCCTGCGATATAGCTTTTTGTCTCCTCTTTGGCCGGCGTATTCAATTCTGCTGACGGCGTTACCGATGCAGGATGTTGCTTTTGCGAGTTTGAAGTCTGCGTGGATGTGCGTTTCAGCGCTACGCTCGTCGTTGCTGCTTTCTTCACATCATGCCACTGGGCTTTTACGCTCTCATAGGCAAGCGTATCAACCAGTTTAAACGTGTGGGAATCACCATCGCTGCGCACCAGCGTGTTCCATGGCAACGCCTGCCCGGATGCTGTCCGGCCAGTAAAAGGTTTAAAAAACAGGATCGAGCCATTTTTGACCGTGGCCTGGGCTCCGTAGTTTTGTGCCAGTCGTGTGAGAAAGTAGCCATCGTTTTCATCCGTCTGATCAATATGCGGGATCGGAATATTATCGAGATCCTGATCGATAACCGGCAGAGGGAAATTATTGCGGCTCGCGATAATTCTGACGATCGCGCCCAGCGTATAGTCGTCATAAGACTGACTCCGCTTGGTTTCAAATGAGCCACGAAAATCTGCGCTGCGGGCAGTGACGGCGATTCTGTCAGGGCTTCCGGAATGGGTGACGGTGTCCACCGTAAAATAACCACAATCGTATAAAGCCTGTTTAGACCACCCCATATGCAGGTGCAAAACGGTACCTCTGGCGGGCATCTCCAGCTGCCGGTCGCCGTCGTCAAACGTCAGCGTCAGGGTGTCTGCAGCAAAGCCACTGTAATCAGTCACCGTCAGATTGATCACCCGCTCAGTGATATTCTCTTCCAGGACCTTATTTTTTATCTTTAGGGTAAACACCGGGGCGATGCGTGCGCCGGCGGGCAACTGAAGATCCGTAAGCATGGTTTAGACTCCTGCGATAACACTGCTGACTGCCGAACTCGCCTTGTTATATAAGCCCTCGGCCTGAGCGAGGAGATCGCCAAACATTGCCGCCTGGGATTCATCGACGCGTTTTAAGTTGAGGGTAAAAGTAATAGTGCGCGCCTGACCGCGGGTATTGAATTCGCCGCTGTCCTTGACCAGACTCTCAATGATAAACATGCCATAAATGGTGCCGGTACCTTCAATAAGAGGCCACGCGCGGCCCGAGTCCGCCATACTTTGCAATGCCTGCAGATACCGCACTCCCCCGGTGAGCTCCGGTAACAGCTGACCCTTCAGCGTCAACTTCTCCTGACCCAAACCGAGAAACTGTGAAACCGCCCGCTGACCAAAACGAGCATTTTCGCCCCAGTTGTAATTCACCTGATGGTTAATATTCTGATAGGGCAGGGAGCTTAATTTGAATACAAATAAGCCCAGCGACATCATCATGAGTAGAACCCTCCGTTATCAAACACACTGTGTTGCGCATTTTCGTTATTCCAGTCGCGCTCGTTGAGCGTCCGGGTAATAAAGCTCTGAATTTGCTGGTAATCCGTTTCCGGTGTGGCCGTGAAGCTGACATTCATCGTGGTGGTCCGATTATCCGTCAGGCTATTCGCCACGCTGGCTTTGGCCGGTTGATACAGGCTGAGTGTGCCGCCCGTCGCCGATAAAGCGGGATTAAACGCAGCAGGCGGATTTTGAGCTTCTGTCTGTTCGTCATTGTCGCTGCTGAAAATGTTAAGCACGGAATCGACACTTTTACGCGCCCAGTTAAATACTTCACCGATTTGAGACACGGCTTTATTCAGCGTTACGAAAATTTCACCGATGGCTGCCCCGACTGCTTTGCCGATATCGGTGTAGCCACGCAGTTCGTCCTGAGTGAATTTGATGGGTGCCAGAAGATCGGTAATCCAGCTGAGGGCCGATTTAAAGGGGGCAAAGGCATTACTTAACGGCCCCATGACTGAACTGAATCCGGCGATCATTCCGCTGACGAAGGCGCTGATCGGCTCCCAGAGTTTCACCACCGCAATCCCGATCCCTGCAATCAACGCGATGACCGGCAATAGCGGCAATCCGATAGCGGTAAACGCGGCAGCGATCACGCCACCGGTGCTGGTGAAGACGGTGCCCAGCAATCCGGCGCCAGCCATCATCATGTTGACGCCGCTGAGTACCGGGGCGATGGCCATGCCGAGCGAACCCAGCCCGCCAATCACTCCGGTGATCCCCAGCGCCATGCCGAGCAGCGCGTTGACCAGTTGAGGATTATCGGTGACCCAGGTATTGAGCGTGGTCAGCCATTGAGTGGCGGTTTGTGTGAGTTCGCGCAGCGCCGCACTTTGCCCTTCGAAGAGATTGATGCGCAGCGTGTCCCAGGTGGCAAAGAGTTTGGTTATGTCGCCATCCAGGTTGTCGCCTTTTACGGTGATGGCCGTTTGTGCCGCCGGCGTTGAACCGTTGAGTTCCCCCGGCGTCTGTGCCAGAACCTGAGTGGCATCGAGCCCGCTATCCGCTAACTTTTTCTGCGCGGCCACCACGTCCGCCGGTGAATGACCTGATGTCGCCATCGACAGACTTTGCTGACGCAACGCCGCAACGCGCGGATCTTCTTTTTGCAGGCCCAGCACCGACTGAAGCTCAGAAAGGCTGACTTGCAGATCCGCGCCGGGTTTGAGAAAGTTTTTCGCCAGTTCCAGCTGAGGCAGGGCGAAGCTGATGGCGTCTGAGCTGGCCGATTTCAGTTGCCCGATAATTTCCTCGCGATGCGTAAACTGCTCGCCAGGTTCCATGCCTTTCTGCTCAACAACGGCCCGGCGCCCAGCCGAAATACTTTCCGCGCTCCTGCGTTCGGACGCGTATTGATTAACCGGTTTGGCGGGTTTAACTGACTCCGGATCTCCCGCCGACAGTTCAACATGCGGTTTCAGGAAATGCGCCAGCGGGCGTGACTGATTATCTAAAGATCTGAGTTCCCAGATAACGTCGCTGATGTCTTCTGACATCGCGTTGTATAAGCTTTTCTTCGGCAGGGTGGTAAACGTCTGCCAGGCGTTCGCCGTGGCCGCTTTCAGCGATTTCAGCTGTTTATTTATTTTCCCCAACGTCGTGGGTAATTGTTCGACATTACTCATCTGTTTTTACTCCGCTGCGTTGCAATGCCTTATAGCGCCAGCTCAACAGATCGGTGAGCGACATGCCGTCCATTTCGGACGGCGGCCAGTGGAAAATCACCGCGATGTCAGCCATCAGATCATCCACGGTGAGGCGGGGGGAGAGCGTTACTCCGCCGGTTTCGGTGATAAAAAACCAATCACCTTGCCTGCCAGCGCAATCAGGTCCGGAAGCTCGAGGCGTGAGCACTCTTCTTTGGTCAGGTTGGGATAAGTGATGCGGGGCAAAAGCGTGATCAGCGCATCGACGTCGGCATTCGCCAGCGCGGCAAGCCCGATGCCACGCAGGCTGCCTGCCGTCGGTTTGGTCACCTGGATTTCAGTAATGTCGGTGTCGCCACGTTTTAGCGGCACATCCAGAATCACGGTGTTGTTGTTGTCAGTCTGGCTCATGCGTTTTCCTGTTTAAGCACAAGTGAAGCCGGCAATCTCTGCCGGCTCTGGGAGGGGGAATTACAGGCCGAGCGCGGTGCGGTGTTGCGCCAGGCGATCAACGCCATTGACGATTTCCACCATATTGACGGTGTCGATCTCAATCAGCTGCTTGCCGTCGATAGTCAGTTTGAAGTAGGTGCACTGGGTGGTGACTTTGGTTTCGGTGTCTTCACCTTGCTTATATTCACCAAAATCAAACTCCTTGTGACGGCCACGCATCATCACTTCGACCGCTGACACATCACCGGTATCGTCGCGTTGCAGGGAACCGGCAAAGCGCAGCGGGATATCGGAAACGCTGCCCCATTGTTGCAGAACCAGTTCATCCAGACCGCCGATAGACCATTCCAGCGTCAGTGCATCGTCATCCAGACCGAAATCCACCGCGACTGAACCGCTCATGCCGCCGCCGCGATAGTTTTCCAGCTTGCGGGTCAGTTTCGGCAGGGTGAGTGAGGAAACCAGGCCGAGGTAGCTGTTCCCGTCGTTGAACAGGTTCAGGTATTTTAATTTTTTAGGAAGTGCCATGAGTCATTGTCTCCTTAACTGTTGATGGACGCGGCAAAGTTCACCAGATAAGAGTCGGTGATGCGCTGGCGCAAGGTCAGGTCTTCCAGCGGAGGAACCGGGGTGTAGTCGTAGTCGATATACAATTTGCCGGCTTTCAGTGTTTCCGCTGTGTTTGCGGCTTCGTCGTACCAGCAGTCGCCATCAATGATGTAACCCGCTGATTTCATTTCACGCATTTTGGCTTTGATGCCGTCGATCATGTCGCGTACCAGCGTCGGGGTCATCGGTTTATCGACCGCCCACATATGCGCTTCGGCCATGGTGTCTGCCAGCACTTGCGCGGTACGGGTGTAGTTTTCGAAAATGAACAGTGAATCGTCGCTGCAGGTACGGTTGCCCCAGAAACGGAAACCGTCTTTGCGCACCAGCGTCGTCACACCCGCCTGGTTCAGCAGGTCTGCATCGGTACCACTGGCCTGCAAATCCCAGAACACGCTGGCCGACAGACCGGTCACGCCGTTCACACCCACGTTTGACAGGGTTTTATGCCAGCCGGTTTCCTGGTCGATTTTGGCGCGCAAGCCCAAAGCGCGTGCAGTGGCGTAAGCAATATCAGACTGGCTGGTCGCCGTATTCCAGTTCACAAAATCCGGCCAGATCAGCATCAGTTCACGCTGGCTGAAGTTGTCGCGGTATTTGATTGCATCGGAAAGCGTTTTTGCGCCGTAAGCGCTGATATAACCGAAGGCACGCAGCTGCTGGCAAACGGCTGCCAGCGCGGTTGCGACAGCCTGATTATCCAGCCCAGGGACGCCCAGAATACGCGGTTTCACGCCCAGTTCTGCCTGCGCAGAAAGCAGTGCCTTCATGCCGGTGTAACGGCCATTGGCATCAGAACCGCCAATGATATTGCTGGTGGTCGCGGCCTCGTCATCGCCAGTGGCAACACGTACCACGACGGTGACCGGTTTACACTGGTCAGCAATCGCCAGAAGCGCAGCACGCAACGTCCCGCTGGTCCCGGCTTTCCCGCTGGCCGCCAGAACGTCAGTGATAAGAACCGGCGTGTTGAGAGGAAATACAGTGGCATCCGCATCTTCTGCGGTACAAACCATGCCGATAATTGCGGTGGAAACGGTAGAAATAACGCGGGTGCCGTCGTTGATTTCAACGACACGTACGCCGTGATGATAATCAGCCATCAGGGTGACTCTCTCTGTTGTGGGTGGTGAAGCAAGGATGCCGGTTCACAACAAAAAGCGCATTCGATCAGGGGCGTGGGGGCGGTGGCACAACAGAGGGGGGATTAGATAATAAAAAAGCCCCCGGAGGGGCTTAAGTCAGGCCGGAATTTCAGGCCAGGTGATGTCAGGGGCGGTTGAAAGATCCAGGCGGTTCAGAGCGACACGGTAGGTTTTCCAGTCTTTGAGAAGAAGCAACTCTGATTCTGTTGCAATATCAAGATCGACAGAATCTTGCAGCGGCAAGATTGCTTTTGCAGCTAATACTAATTGAGTGGTAAGTTTTTCTTGCGCTATAAGAACGAATTGTTCCCGGGTTAAAGCTGCAGGTGCGGATAGCGACGGACGTCCTTCACTGTCCGATGTTATTATTTGCCCTTTTTTTTGTCCGGCAAAAAGAGCGTAATAATCGTCATCGCTTACAGGAATACCATCATCTGGCCATCCTTCAGGGGATGCTTCATAGGCTGACTTTAAAGATGAGGGATAAAATCCGCATTTTTTAGAACTAAAATAATAGTTGCTCATCATTAATACCCCGCCACTATGAATGCCCAACTTCCGCTGCAATTGGTTGTATGAAGCTTGATTTGATTATTCCCAACAGGTGTAGCTGTCCACCAACTGCTTGAGTCCTTACCGCCGGTACCAGTATAGGAGCCGCTGATTGCAATTATTCCCGTTGGGAATGTCGCAGGCAGAGTAATAGTTACATCTGGATTAGTACTAGAATTTGAATTAATACCACCTATAGATTGCAAAAATATCTGACCGTTTGAATGTGAGTAATAAGCGGAATAATTTCCTGTTCGGGTTACACCTGATGGTGGTGGATTGTTAGGGCTATAAACACGTTGCCCTGCCTCACTCAGTATTCCTGATGTATTAAGGTTGCCGGTGCCAGAGATAGTAACTTGACCTGTTTGTACGCTGTTTTGGTAATTGACTATTCTGAAATTAAATCCTCCAGAACCACCGCCCTTATTATTTACAAAACTTGATTCACCCTGCCCATTACTTTCATTCCAGCCAATATATGTGCCTTGCCCTAAACCTGGATTCGGCAATCCATTTGCACCTAAGAATTGTGCATTTACATAACCGGATACATTTCCTCCTGTAGACGGATAGGCACCTACTTCCCCAGGAGTCGGTGGATTTTTCCCCGTGTAAATAACACCCTGACTCACATTATCCACGGTCGCATAAAGTTTATCGCCTTTACCCCAGTCAATATAAATTCTGTGATTTTCCACGTAATTTAATCCACCGCCAGCCTGGACTGCCTGGTAATTGCCTACATTTCCGAGTCCAATGTTAGATGCATTAAGCGAGATATCCGCCGTCCCATCAAATGCCACTCCTGCTATTTTCCTTGCCGTCGCCAGCTTGGCCGCTGCAACAGCAGTTCCGCCTGCGGGTAAGCGCCCGTTAGCATTATCATTCGCAGATTTCGCCAGGTCGTAAGACGTTTTTACTGCCTTCGGCGTTGCTGCCAGAATTTCACTGGTGCTGTCCACCGCGTTGCTCAGCTGAACGAAACCTTTCGCGGTAAGCGTACCGTCGGGGTGATGCCGTGAGGCTTCGTGTTCTGCCAGCAAATTATTAACGTATTCTTCGGTCGCAATAATCAGGGTGTCATCAATGGTCAGGCTGACCGCATCGGTATCTGTGACGGTTAACACCATGCGCAGGGTTTGTGTCCGGCCGGAACCTTCTTCGAGCGTAGGTTTATAGCTGTCGGCCATATTACTGACGGCAATCAGTTCACCTTCTGCGGAAAATAACCCCATTTCACGAATCCAGAAACCGCCGATTTCTGCCGGGATAATGGCTTCAGCAATAATCCAGTTGGCATTTTTATTATCGATTTTGATGGAGTTCAGCTTCAGGCGGTAGGTTTCATGGACCAGTGCCGTCTGCCCCATAGAGGGTTCAGTCGCGCTGCCATTACCGTCACCGACGGCCAGCTGGGTAATATTGACGTCTTTTCCACTTGCGATGGCTGACGCGATGCGCGCCTGCCCGAGGGTAGTGACGACGGATTTAAATTTGCTCATAAGATTCCTTATCAGTCCGGATAAACTGTGAGTATTTCTGCGTCATACATTGCCGCGGCAAGATAAACGGTGCCGGGAATATCCTGGGTAATTGTCAGCCCGATTAGGTGACGGCTGGCAGGCTTCGCATCATCAATCAGGCGTTCCATTTCTTTGTACATAGCTTCATCAATACCGGAATCGAGGACGCCGATATCGAGTTTGAAAGTGCCCGGTGGATCATCGGTTTCCCACCATTCTGTGACCTTAATGACATAACCCAGTGGCTCGACCACGCGTTTGATAGCGCTGATGGTGCCTTTGTGCTGATGGATGAACCAGGCGGACTGAATCACGCTGCGCTTTGTCGTCGTAGGCCATTCACTGTCCCATCGGTCGACAGACAGCGCCCATGCCAGATAGGGCAAAAAGTTGGCCGGGCAGGTTTGCGGATCCCATAACGTTTTCAGCGGAACATTTACACGGGCCAGTTCAGCGCAGGCTTCTGCGGCTGCCAGTTCCAGCGCGGAGGAACCACTGGGTAGCAACCTGTTACTCATCGGAGCCTCCGACGGTAATGACGTAGTTTGTACAGTAAGAAGCTTGTGTACTGTCGAGCACAATATCTGCGGCGGGTTTAGCAAGTTCCACACGCTGGACGCCTTCTACGTGCAATGCGGCATAGATGGCAGATAGCCGAATGTCACGTCCGAGGCGGTGCTGATCGCTGATATAAGATTTCAGCTTTTCTTCGGCTGCGAGGGTGATAGGTTCAGACTCAGGCCCCGGATACAGGTATAGCGTGGCGTCAATTTCATACGGCACCACGCTGGCCGACTGAACCAGAACCCGGTCGGCTATTGGCCTAACATTTTCGTCGTTTAATGCGATGCGCACCTTGGCCAATAAATCTTCCGGAGCGATGCCATTGGCTTCGCGTGACAGCACGGAAATGGTGACATTCGCGGGGGACGGGCTGATAACCGAAATATCCGCTACCCGCCCATCGGCTGACAGGCCGTGGAATTCGTAAGAGCCGGAAGGACCGGCGACGCTCATTCCTTCAAAGGCCTGCGGGATGCGCGTTCGGAAGTCGGCATCACTTTCCATGACCGCCGGGACGGGTGGAACTTTGGTGTTATCCGCAGGCGTCAGTACCAGTCGCTGTACGCCATTGTTTGCCGCCAGCTGATCCAAATCACTGCCCGTCGCATACGCCACCATCACCGCCCTTGCGGATTCGTTGACGCGCTGGCGCAGGATCAGTTCGCGGTAGGCGTTCTCCTGCAACAGCTTGACCAGCGGTTCGGATTCCAGTGTCAGCGTGCGGCTGATAGCTTCCTGCTGGTCGGCCGGGTATAGGGAGATCAGCGTCGTTTTACGTTCTTCAAGCAGGCTTTCATAATCCAGTTGTTCGACCACATCGGGGGCCGGTAACTGGCTCAAATCGATCGTTGCCATAAGTGTCAGCTCACAGGAATGTTCAGGGAGAAATCCGTCGCCGTATCGGTACGGCTTCCGGTCAGTTCCACCACCATCTTGCCGGTGTAATCGGAGTCGAAAGTGATGGCATTCAGTGAGATGCGGGGCTCCCACTGCAACAGCGCGGTGTAGCAAATTGCGGTCATTTGCAGCCGCAACGCGCCGTTTTGCGGCTGGTCAATCAGTTCAGAAAGCAGCGAGCCGTAATGGCGGCGCATCACACGGGAACCCACCGGTGTAGTCAAAATGTCGCTCACGGACTGGCGGATATGGTCGAGATCTTCAATTGCCGTGCCGCTGTTTCTGTCCATTCCCAGGTATTTAGGTTTGCTCATTGCGGGCCTCCTGTCTGGCCACCGCCGGTCTGGACGCCGCTGTGGCGGTGGGTGTGCACAATAATGCCGTTGGATGTCAGGCTGCCGCCGCTGTGAATTACATTGCCGGTCAGCGTGCCGCCTTGTTTGACCTCGAGTGAGCCGGTGGTCAGCTTGCTGGTGCAAACCACTTCCGGCGTATCCAGAGTGATGCGCGTACTGGCGGTGCAGCGGATTTCCGGTGCTGTGACCTCCACGTTCTGCGATGCATTGATCACCGCCGTTTTGACGCCGGTGACTTTTAGCGCGCCGCTTGCCGGTTCGTATTCAAAAATGGCGCCGTCCGGAAAGGCCAGATGAAGGGCATCCGCCGAAGCCGAAGGTGCGGGCGAGGCATCCGAAAAAACAGCCGGTAAGACGAATGCCGTATTCAGTTCACCGCCCATCGAGAGCAGCAACACCTGTTCGCCGACAGAGGGCGCCCACCAGCTGCGCGTGCGGCCTGCGCGGTGCGTCATCCACGGCAGCCAGGCCGTCACGTTGCTGCCCGTCGCGACGCGGCAGCGGGCGTTAGCCAGATCCAGTTCTGAGACGTTACCGATGCGCACCAGATTGCCAATCAGTCGCATTATGTCGTTGAGTTGAAGAGTCGTATTCATGGGATAAAGGATGCCGTTTCAGGGGGTTGAGCGACAACCGGTGGCCGTTCGGCCGCGGCTGACACAACAAGGTTTATCGGGTCACACCGTCCAGCTGCTGATCAGTTCTCCGTTAAGATAAACCTGACGCGGCAGCGCCACGTTTTCCGGCAGCGGCGGTTCAGGCAGGTGAGTGATGGTGCGAACATCACCTGTATCGGAAACCTGCACGCGCTCGGTCAGTTGCAGCGTCAGCACCAGGCTGCCCGCCTGCTGAGTGAACGTGAAATCATTCAGCCGGTGCAGGGCGTTGCCAAGAATTTCAGGCTGATTAACCTGCAGCCAGTCGAGAACGGTGACCACGGCCAAATCAACCAGGGTTTCGCTGAGTGCGTCGTCTGTAAAGGTCAGCGTCAGCGGATAGCGGTATTCAAAAGAAAGCGACGGCGCTGATGTGGCGACCACCTTGCCGGGGCCGGTGGCGAGCACCAGTTTTTCAGGTGCGGCTGCAAGCAGCGGGATCTGTTCAATCAGCCGTTGTTGCAACTGAATCGGTTTTTGCATGTTGTGCCTCCTGACACTTTTTGATGGCTTCAATTTGTAAGCCGCAGTCCATCAGCGCAGATTCCAGCTGAAGAATGTCGGCGCTCAGATCCTGGTTAGTGACGGGATGGCTGGCCGGAATCGGGCAGGCGCTGACCGCCGGACAGCCAACGTAAATAATCGCTGGCGGAGCTGAAGGCGGGGCGCTGGTGCAACCGGCTAATATCAGCAGGCAGCCCGCCGTCAGCCCACTGACGGTTTTGCGCATTAACATGAAGGCTCCTTTGTCTTTGCTGTTCGCGGGTTTGCATTATTTGCCGGGCGGAACTCAGGTCTTCGCGTAATGCCAGTTCAGCCTGTTCGCGCTGGCGCATTTGTTGGTTCAGCGCAGTGATCGTCTGCTCACGTTGTTGCAGTGAAATCGCCAGCGCGTCGCGTTGCTGAGCGGCGTGGTTGAGATCGTGCTGTAGTGAGCGATTGGAAAGCAGCAGGATGACGATCAGCAAAAACATGGCGGTCAGAATGACCAGTAATATGCGCATTCAGACCCCTTTCAGGCAGAGAGCACGTTCGGCGTTTCGCCGGCGTTCCAGACCCCGGTTGCGGTCACCGTTGACGAAAACCCAGCGTGGCAGCTGGTCACAGGCTTGTTGCCATTGTTGCTTGTTGATGAAAAACGCCAGTGTTGACTGACACGCAGCTCCGGTGCCGACGTTAAAACTGAATGACACCACGGCATCAAAAACCGGCTGCGGCATCACGCCCGGCATGCATTTTTTGAGGACGCGCTCGGTTCGCTGAATATCTGCCAGCAGGTTTTCAGCGGCCTGATGTTCGGTTATCTCCTGCGCCGGCTTCACTCCTGCCGTGTGGCCGATACCGCTGGTCCATACGCCAGCGCTGCACTGATAGGGTTGCAGCTGACAGCCTTCAAAATCGGTGATCAGCCGTAAACCTTCTTCCGAAACCTGTAATGACGTGTAGCCTGGCAGTGCCGCCATCAGCCCTAACACCACCGCGGCGCTGCAGCGTTTAAGAGTTGAGGTTTTCATAGGTGTCTTTGTTCAGACCGTTGCGTGCCAGCAGCTGAAAGCTTTTGCGCCGGTAGTACCAGTTAACTAAAAAGGTGCCGATACCGACGGCGGATCCAATCAGAAAGGCAATGTCCTGCGAGGTGATACCCGCCAGCCAGGTCAGTGACGTGGCGATGAAATATGCGCAGGCTGAGCTGATGCGTTCGGTATTCAGTCCCATAATTTGAGTATTTCCTGCTGGGGTTGCTCCGCGACATCTGGCATGTCGATGGCAGTGCCGTGGGGTAACAATGCGCCCAGATCGGCAATGCCTTTGTTCGCCGCATAGACTTTCTCGACAACAACAGCGGTTCGGCCGTAATAACGCCAGCACATGGAATCCACTGTGTCGCCCTGTTCTGCGTAAAGTTTCATGGGGGTTCTCCGCGGGTGAATGAAATCGTCAGAAGGTGATTTCAGTCTGCGCAAGAGAGAGGAAGGCGGCAACGTAAGGGGGTTGTGAAACTATTGGCACAACAAGAAAGGGGGATGGACGAAAATGGCGGGGCGCTTAGTCCGGCCTGAAAGGGGAAGGGTAAGCGCCGGGTATGTGACAAACACCGCCCGTAGTCTCTGGCGATCAGTGGGCGTCGTCAGTGCTCCCGTTACAGAAGAGTGCATCCTGATGTTCGTCCGTCAGAGCCTGGCTGGCCAGTTCCGATATCAGTGACATCACGACCAGAAATTCTTTTGGATTGCACTGCGCCGTCTGCGAAATGTCTGCGATCAGTTGTATCCTGGACAACGTTAGCTGTTGTTTAGTCAGGTTTTCCATTTTCTCCCCTCGCCAGATACTGTGTTTATATACAGTATTCTTTAATTGAGCTAATACGTCAACACTCTGCGCATTTTAAAAAATACAATTCATTGAATTTACGGATTAATTTTTATTGGCTCGGACTTTGTATAGATAACAGCTTTAAGGGCGAAGCCAGCGATCCACAGTTATTGACAGAACTCCAAGGCGGGCACAATGCCGGTATTGCCTGTGATCTTTCAGGTGAAGAGGACCGGCGGCGGACGATTCGCCAGCGTTCCGTGTGAGTGGGGAAAATGTGCGAAGCACCAAGATGCGGGGCGTAGATACCCACGACTTTATTTTGGGGTTCGCCATAGACATTCAGTTCATCGGTCTGCTGGCGGGCGACCCGTACGGTGTGATCTTTTCGCCCGATATGAATGCCGCCCTGCGCATGAATGTAAGCGGCATAGTCGCCGCTATCAGCCGCGCAGCGTACGGCTTCGACCCGCGTATCAAACTGGCAGGCAAGGCTGATATGGCGAATGCGGCGACACTCACGGTATGCGCCTACGGAGGGGATCCCGATGGCGTGAAACTGCGGGATCCGCCATGTGGATGCCCAGGCCGTGACGGAAGTGGCGACGTCAGTCAGCGGACGACCCGAATCAAAATCGGTTTCACCTTCCAGCGCGTAACCGTCGATATTTTTAGCCACATATTTGGCAATGTATCCTGCCGCTCCTCCCCGGTTGAGCGGCTTGCAATTGAAACGCGACACGTCGGCACCCGGCTCCTGCGCGTCTTCCTCAAGGGCGTATTTGCGCATGACGTCGATGACTTTTTGCTGCTGCGCCGGTGGCGTAAACAGCATCATGTGCCAGTGCGGCGTGCCGTCGTGATGGGGTTCCACGACCCGTACGCCGTAGACCTTCAGATTTCGGTCTTTGAACGTGGTGCGGATTTTCGCCCAGACAGCGACCAGGTAACGCTGCGCATCTTTCGGCGTAAACGCCTGCGCATCCCATTTATGGTTAAACTGCGGGGCAGAGTGCGGGCCGGTGGTTTTCATCGGATGATATTTTGAAGGCGTGGTCAGGGTAATGAACAACCCGCGATCCTGTTGCTGATCCGCAACGTCCTCGACGCCGGCAATCAGGGTCATGAGCTCCATGCGGCGCAGTTTTGGATTGGAAATACTGGCTAAAACTGTGTCCAGCAGACTCAGCTTTTCTCCCGACTGGATATTTTCGATATCGCACTGCCGAAGATAATTCAGCGCCGACAGACGACGTGATACCACATCGCGAATGGCATTTTTGCTGGCGTAAGGCGACGTGGCACGGCTCACGTAACCACAGGCAATCATCAGGGCTTCCCGCCACAGACGCTGCTGCGCACGTAATTGTTTCTCCCACCAGTCGCCGCTGACCAGACGTAACATGCTGGCGACGGCGGTATGGGCTGTTAACCGGCCATTTTTAAAGGCGCGCCAGTAAAGCGGCTGAACGCGACAGGCGCGCGCCATCGCGGCAAGGTGACCATAAATTTTATTTTGTGTGCTGTCTCTCAGCAGAATGTCCGGTTCTGCGGGGCGGCTTTTCAGCCACTTTTCACACTGATACTCACAGGCATCCTGCATGGCAATCGCCAGTTGATTCGCCAGACGTTTCAGGCTGTTGTCATTCAAATCAGGTAAACGGTTAAACGTCTCTTCTGCGGCAAGATGCTTTTGCGAGATATATCGCGAATACTGATGGCGTTCATTAACCCGCTGTATGCGTGGCCAGAGACGCTGCATGAACACCGTCATCAGAAAGTGAAAGGCAGGACGGACGCCTTTGGTGTTAAGCAAAAACTGATAACGCTGCTGCAAGGGCGTGCGCAGGCAGCGCGGCAGGGTGGCGATAAGTGAAAGTGCAGCATGCTGGCGCTGGCAGAAATCCCGTGTCAGCGGTTTTTCGAGAGGGCACGTCATCGCCGGTCGCGGCGCATTCCACCACCATAAACCCTGAAAGGGTTTATCCGTTGTGCCATTAATGGCAGGAGGTGAGGCAGGGAAAATCCTTGCTCTTATATTATCAGGCATGGCGTTAATTCCGTCATAAAAGTAATAGAATGCCGCTCCCGAAAATGAATATTTCAGGATAAAACTTTATTGAAATAACAGACGATGAATTAATTATATCGGGCGATAATTCCTGCTTTTAATTTCATTAATTTCCTGACATTCAATACAACGCCGGACACCGTATATTGCGCTTCGTCGCTGTTCCGGGATGGGCGTGTCACAGTCTTCACAGAAGAGGGCTGATGCGCCGTGCCGTGTTTGGGTTACCTTTGCAATCTGTTCTTCCAGTAACCGGAGCTGGTGTTCTTGTGATTCATCTATCCAGTCTGCCATCAGTAAAAATCTCCTCTTAATAATGATGAAAAATGACGTAGTGATAATAAAGCCTGAATTATTTTTAATTGTTCATCGGACGTCATATCGGCATACGGAAGATGAACATGGCGGCGTTTAAGACCGGCATGAAAACACAATGTGGTTTTCCATTTATCAGGGGCATTATCAAATATGTTTTCGACCTTATTTCTCTTATCAGAGAAATGGGTGTCTTTCAGATGGGCAATGTGACGTAAGCCCGTCTGGCGCTGTTGCTCTGTTCCTAAAAACATCGCGACTCCTCATTGACTGTCTTTAACGTTATGGCGAGATTTCTTACTGATCCTCCCCCCACGCCGTAAATTTGGTATCATGACGGGGTTCGGTATATTACATAAACAATCTAAACTTGCATTTGCGAGTTGTCAAGTTGGTATTTACAAGCCCAGGGGTTTTCGCCAGATGCAATTAGATGAACTCGAAGGAGGAAAAGCCGTACTGTCGCGCATGCTTCAGGCGTATGGCTTTAGCATGCAGAAAGAGTTGGGTGATCTGTATGGTTTGTCGTCTGGCACGATAAGTACCTGGGTGAGAAGAGATTATTTCCCCGGTGATGTGGTCGTGGCCTGTGCGCTGGATACGGGTGTTTCGTTGCGCTGGCTGGCGACGGGTAAGGGCACGATGCAGGATCCCGCCGTTACAGGAACCGGGGCAACGCAAGGTGTCCGCCAGCTTAGAAAGTTGAGATTGCGAGGCGGGGCGCTGGAGGATGAAGGTCTGTGGACCGCCGACTCTTCCTTGCTGGACGATTCACTGGCTGATCCGGCTTATATTGTTAAAGGCAACGACTCGTGGATTATCGATATGGGCAGCACTCATCCGGGCAATGGCCGCTGGTTGCTGGATATCGACGGTGATGTCGACGTTTATGACGTGGCGCGAATTCCCGGCAACCGCCTGAAAGTCACGCGTCAGGACAGCCATTTTGAGTGCAGCGTTGATGACGTCTCTGCGCTTGGACAGGTCTTTATCACTCTGGATCGTAACCTGTAA